GAAAAAGCCTGTTTTTATAGTGTTTTCGTGACGTGACGCGCAGAAAAGCCTATAAAAAAAGGGCAAAACGCAGTGTTGCAAAATGCTACACCTACCCCCCCCCCCCCCCCCCACTAGAGTAGGTTCTCCCGGCGGTTTTCGCACCAAGCCTCCATGGCGAGCTTGCCATTTATCACACTTTCTTTCTTTGTTCTCGCCCCTTCTGGAGCCATTCTGAGCCATGAAAATCCGTGACAGAATCAGCGAGCTTCGCCGTGTTCCTGCATCCGAGTTGCGGCCCAATCCGAAGAACTGGCGAACGCACCCAAAGGCCCAGACTGACGCTCTGAAGGGCGTTCTGGCCGAGGTGGGCATTGCAGACGCCGTGCTTGCCCGCGAGCTTGAGGACGGCACGCTGATGCTCCTAGACGGGCATCTCCGCGTCGAGACGATGGGCGACCAAATTCTGCCGGTGCTCGTCCTCGACGTGAACGAAGCCGAGGGTGACAAGGTGCTCGCCACACTTGACCCGCTGGCTGCAATGGCGGAATCGGACGCAGCCAAGCTGGACGCCATCCTGCGTGAAGTGGATACCGGCTCGCCTGAGTTGCAGCAGATGCTTTCAGACCTCGCGGAGGACGCCGGGCTCTACCAAGACGAGGCTGAAGTAGTCGAGGACGAGGTGCCAGAACCGCCGGTCGATCCGATCACCAAGCCCGGCGACCTGTGGCTCCTCGGAGAGCATCGTCTGCTTTGCGGCGACTCTACGAAGGCGGAGGATGTCGCACGGCTGATGGCTGGGGCGAAGGTAGATTCCGTCGTTACTGATCCGCCATACGGCATGAAGTTCAGGAGCAATTACCGAAAGACTAAGCACGAAGCCATATCAGGCGACGCATCAACAGACTGCCTTAGCCACGCGGTCGGAATCAAAGCAAGCCACTCTGTCTACGCATGGTGCAGATGGGACAACGTACTGGACGTTCCACGACCACGCAGCCTTATCACATGGGTGAAAAACAACTGGTCAATGGGTGATCTTGAGCATGAACACGCTAGGCAGACGGAAGTCTGTCTGTTTTATCCTGGCGAGTCGCATGAATGGCCTGGCAAGCGACCAACAGACATTGTGAATCACGCACGAACAGGAAACGATCTTCACCCAACTCAAAAGCCAGTCTCTTTGATGTCCGACGTTGTCGGATGGACAGCTGGACTTATATACGACCCGTTCCTCGGCTCTGGCACCACGCTGATCGCCGCCGAGCAACTGGGCCGCAAGTGCTACGGCATGGAGATCAGCCCGCAGTATTGCGACGTGATCGTCAAGCGGTGGGAGACGCTGACCGGGAAGAAGGCAGAACTGGAAACGCCAACGAAGAAACCGAAGGCGAAGTAGTGCATGGCTGACGACCGTCTCAAAAAAGCTGCGGAGGCTGAAAAGAAGCTGAAGGAGCAGCTGCGGGACGTTCGTGCGATTCGTCGCAGGATGGGCGGTGACAGAGACGCCTACGAAGCCCACAAGGACAGGATGACCGAGCGGTCGGCTCGGATGTCCGAGGCGGGCCGCGACATAGGCGAGATTCCCGAGGTGGAGGATCAGGCTCGGCGGGATGCGTGCCGCACGAACTTTCAGCAGTTCTGCGAGACGTACGGTCGCGAGACGTTCGCTCTATCGTGGTCGCCAGACCACGTGCTTGCCATTGCCAAGATTGAAGCCGCTGTCTTGCGTGGCGAACTGTTTGCGTTTGCCATGCCACGCGGAAGTGGCAAGTCAACAATGTGCGAGTGGGCTTGCCTGTGGGCGATTCTCTACGGTCACTCGTCTTTCGTGATGCTGATTGGCTCTGACGCAGCGATTGCCGGATCGCAGCTGGATAGCCTCAAGGCACAGGTTGAGACGAACGAACTTCTGGCGGCTGACTTCCCAGAAGCTATCTACCCGATTCAGAGCCTTGATCGCATTGCCCAGCGGGCGCACGGCCAGACGTACAAGGGCAAGCCCACGTCGATTGAGTGGACGTCGGACACAGTGACGATGCCGTGGATACCAGGCTCTGCGTGTGCCGGTGCAGCCATTCGCGTTGCTGGCATTACTGGCCGAATTCGTGGCATAAAGCACACCCGCCCAGACGGGAAGTCTGTCCGTCCGTCGCTGGTGCTCATCGACGACTGTCAGACTGACGAGTCTGCCGCATCTCCTTCGCAAGTCGCTGCCAGGGAAAAGATTCTCTCTGGTGCGATCCTCGGGCTGTCCGGTCCCGGCAAGAAGATTGCCGGTCTTGCCACCATCACTGTCATCCGTCCCGACGACCTGGCTGACCGACTGCTCGACCGGATGCGTCATCCGTCGTGGCAGGGCGAACGCACCAAGCTAGTCTACGAGTGGCCCACCGCTGATGAACTGTGGGGCCAGTATGCCGAGATGCGTCGCGAGGGCCAGCGTAGCGGCGAGGGCACCGCAGCCGCTGATGCGTTCTATGCCAGCCAGCAGGCGGTGATGGATGCCGGCTCTCGAGTTGCGTGGCCTGAGCGGAAGCACGACGACGAACTCAGCGCCATCCAGCACGCATGGAATCTACGCATTGACCGTGGTGAGTCTGCGTTCCAGGCGGAATACCAGAACGCACCACTCGCCGACGACATCTCATCAGAAAAACTCGACAAGCGGTCGCTTTCCGCTCGGGCGTTGACGCTGCCGCGTGGCGTCGTGCCGCTATCGCACCAGACGCTCACGGCATTCATCGACGTCCAAGACAAGTTGCTGTATTGGCTTGTCGCCTCGTGGGGCGAATCCTTCGGCGGTCACGTCGTGGCCTACGGCACCTACCCAGACCAGGCGTCTACGTTCTTTGAGGCTAAGAACGCGAAGAAAACGCTGGCACTAGCGTCCAAGGGTGCAGGCTTTGAGGGTGCGTTATCCGCTGGCCTGGAGTCTCTGACGCAGATACTTCTCGGCAAGGATTGGATGCGTGAGGACGACGTGCCTATGCGTGTGCGTCAGGTGCTCATAGATGCCAACTGGGGGCAGTCCACGGAGACGGTGCGGACGTTCTGCCGTCGCTCGACATTCGCGGCGATGCTGCTGCCATCTCACGGCAAAGGTATCGGCGCTTCTGGTGGCTCACTCACGGAGAAGAAAGGCAGGGGCGAGAAGATCGGTCTGAACTGGGTGATGAGGCAGACAGCGACGAACCAGCGATACGGCGTGTACGACACGAACTTCTGGAAGACGTTCAGCGCTGCTCGACTGCGTCTGGCAATGGGCGATCCCGAGGCTATCACGCTCCATGCTGGTGAGCATGACATGCTAGTGGAGCATCTGACCAGCGAGTACCCGGTGCGGACTGAGGCACGCGGGCGAGTCGTGGACGAGTGGAAGCTAGACAACCGGCGCGAGAATCACTGGTGGGACTGCCTTGTGGGATCTGCTGTGGCTGCGTCGATTGCAGGCGTGCAACCCGTGGCGACCGAGGCGGGTGGACGCCAGCGGAAAAAGGTGACAATCCCGACAGGCCCGAATGGGAAGAAAGTAATTCAGTTGAAGAGGCTGAAGTGATTTCTGTACTTGCGCTGGACGGCGTTCACCCTCGTGACTTGTTGGCTATCAAGCTGCGAATGACGCACGATGATAGCGAATGGCAGCAGGAAGTAACCGCCGTCTTGGAAGGGCAGGCAAGCAACATCACGCCTGTCGCATTGTGCCACCGTGACGACGGTCTAGTTGGCTGGGCTTGTTCGCACGTCTGGCGTGGGATGCAGACGCTAGAGCAGTGGGTTGACGACCGCCACAGGCGTTGCGGGGTAGCAACTGCATTATCTGCGGCACTTGTGGCGCACGGCACGCTTGATCGCCGTGGAACTATCGCCGTGTTCAGCGAGCACACAGAAGGCATCGCCCGCCGCCTTGGGTTCGCTGACGTGCACCGCTACATGCACGACGGTGCCGATTGGGCGGAAGTCTGACGGCATACCCGGTCTGATTCGCGGGTGATCTCCCGTAGCGTTGCTCGCATGAGCGACGAACTGCGTGACAAGATCGCTGATGTTGCATCCGGCCCGAAGCGGGTGCGTACCGACGCCGGCGAAGTTGAGGCACAGGATGTCGCTTCGATGATCGAGGCCGACAAGTACCTGTCTGCCCGTGCTGCGAGCGGCAGCGGCAACACACGCCGTGGCCTGCGGTTTAACAAGATCATCCCGCCGGGGGCTGGCTGATGGGTTTGTTCAGCCGTTTCGTGCCTGGCAGAAGGCCGCAGCCTGCGGTCGTGCCCATGCACGTCCGTGCCAAGTTCGACGCCGCAGAAGTTGGCGACGACCGGCGGCACTGGGCAAACGCTGACGCCTTCGCTGCTGACACGGCGCTCTCGCCTGAGAAGCGGCGAGTGATGCGGAATCGTGCCCGCTATGAGCGTGCGAACAACTCGTATCTCGCAGGTATCTCGGCAACGCTCGCCAACGACCTGATCGGCACCGGTCCACGGCTGCAACTCAACAGCGGCGACGCTGAAGCGGACAGGGTTGCGGAACGGCTCTTCTTCGATTGGTCGTGGCAAGTCGATCTGGCGACGAAACTCCGCACGATGCGTGAGGCTCTTGTCGTTGACGGCGAAGCGTTCGCCATGATGATCTCGAATCCTCGCCTGCCGGGCGTGCAGCTTGATCTCAGGCTTGTCGAAGCCGAGATGGTCGCCACGCCTGTGCAGTCCGTGTCGCCCAGCACGACTGTCGATGGCTCTGTTGTCGATGGGCTTGAGTTCGACGCCTCGGGCAACGTGCTCGCCTATCAGGTGCTTTCGTACCACCCTGGTGCCAACTATCACGTTAACGCACTGAACTACCAGCGGGTGCCGGCGGCGCAGATGGTGCATTGGTTCCGGCCTATCCGGCCAGGCCAGCACCGTGGCGTGCCTGAAGTCGCACCGGCGCTCAAGCTGTTTGCCCAGCTTCGCCGCTACACCGAAGCCGTCGTCGCTGCTGCCGAGACTGCCGCAGACTTTGCTGGCTTCCTGCGGACGAACTCGCCAGCCGCCGAGGTGGACGAAGTCGAAGCGTTCGCAGAGATGCCGATTGAGAAGCGGACGATGGTCACGCTTCCAGACGGCTGGACGTTTGAGCAACTCAAGGCAGAGCAGCCGACGACGCAGTTCCCGGCGTTTGTGCGGCAGTTGCTCGGTGAGTTGGGGCGTTGCCTACAACTTCCGTTCAATGTCGCCGCGTTGGATTCGTCGTCCTACAACTACGCATCTGGCCGCATGGATCATCAGGTCTATGCCACTACGCAGCGCGTCATGCGTGACGATCTTGAGCGACGCATGCTCGACCGTCTGCTTGCTGCGTGGGTGAACGAAGCCACGCTTGCCGGGCTTCTGCCCGAAGGCATTCCGCCGTTCTCTGAATGGGATTGGTCTTGGCAGTGGGACGGCAAGGAACACGTTGACCCTGCCAAGGAAGCCAACGCCGCAGAGACACGCCTGCGAACGCACACGACGACGCTGGCTGCTGAGTACGCCAAGGCTGGCAAGCAGTGGGATGTCGAACTGCGTCAGCGTGCCGCCGAAGTGGCGCTGATGAAGGAACTGAATCTCTACGTCGAGCCGGCACCTGCCTCGGGCGGTGTTCAGCAGCTTGACGAGAACGGCGAACCCGTTGGGAGCAATCAATGAACGCAATCAAGTTGGATTCAGGCGTCGAGTTTCTGCAAGCAGCCGAAGGCGATTCGGCACCGGCTGGCAAGAAATTCAGGATCGTCGCCTATACGGGCGCTCCGATCCGTCAGGGCTGGAGC